TTGTTGGTTTCCAAGTCGTGATTGCCCAATATCATATATATTTCGGGCTCGTCGGGCAGCTCACCGAATCCGTCCTCCAGGTCATATTCGTCGATTGTCTTTTTCTTTTTCCCATTTCCATCCTCTAGTTTGACCGGATAATAGTTGTCTCCCGCAACCGTTATAAAATCTATCGAGGGCGCAGAGGAATCAGCGATTCTTCGTTTTAAACTCGTCATCACGTCTCTAACAACGGTTCCGTTCTTCATATTGTTCCAACAACCGAAATGTATAAACCGTTCCATATAAAATAATGTGCGAAAATAAAATTTAAGAGCATAAGCGTTAATACATAATATGCGAATATTACAAATCGCATTGATAACTAAAATGTTACACCAGCCGTCGTCACACATCTTTATGGAGTCGGGACGAACTAACAATATTAATCCTACGATATTTATAAATAAAAAAAAGCGAGAGACCGCAATGGGATTTAACCGACACAAGAATAACGACATATTCCGATGCTACTTCTGTATGGGGGCTGGCTACGTCCCGTGTCAATTGTGTTATAAACCAGCTTGCTACAAATGCGATAACACCGATTACGAAGAGTGTCGAATATGTCGCGGAAATGGGCGCGGTGGACCCGGGAAGTTTCATATTGAATCCGCGTCTGGAACGATACCTATTATATTAGCAGAAATAGACAAGGAGGTCCTATGACAGGAATCAGTAGAAAGAGAATGGCGGTGCTATGGATTAATAGTTCAGAATTCCCCACCATCTCAATGCTATAAAATGCCATAACATATACTACATATATTACCATAAGCAATGTTATAATTCTTAACATCATTTAATCTATTAATTAGTTTAATAAATAAATTCAATTTTGTTATTATATATAATGAACAAGATTGCTATGCTAGGACTTATTCCGTTCGGAATACTGGGTCCTCTTTATCGCTCTCCGACAATGTTTATGATATTCGTGTTAGGATGTTTGTTTCATAAATTTCCTGACTCGCGAGCGCTATATATAATTGATACCGCTCACAATACGATCTGGTTTTTGTGTGGAACTATACAGGAGCGTCAGATAAGACATTTATCCGCATTCGCACTCGCGTTCTTTCCATTAAACAGCATCGTTTTTCCTAACCCACCAAATAACAAGCGATGGGAAAATATTCGTCACATAATATTCGTTCAATGGGTCGGTGTTTACGCGTTTCACGTATTATATAATTCACCAAATTGTAATAGATATGCTTTCATATGTGACGAGGAGTAAAATTAGAGTTTGTCTCTCGTATATTCACTATCTCCATTACAATAAAACCTCACATATTATTATATGAATTCGCAACAAATATCGGTTATTCTCTTTTTTGTAATGTTTATTTACTCTGGGTTCAATAAAATATTTAATTTTAGCAAAAAAGTCTCGGTTCTCTCGGTGAAAACGGGACTTCCACTTGTTATTAACAAATTAGGTATGATTGGTGTTATTATACTCGAGTTAATCGGGTCAGCCATCATCATCTTATATTTTTTCAATTGTAAATACGTAGATTACAATTTGGTTATGCATACTAACAATCTCTTCTTATTATTTCTAATAGTCGTCACATTTTTGTATCATCCACCATGGCAGACACCCATCCCTTTTTTATCAAACCTAACAACATTTGCTGGACTTCTCCTACTCAAAATCTTATTATCGGATAGAAATATCCTATGTAATAAAAAATAATTACATATATTATAATGTCCAACCAGATTATTCCTTGCACCGTCGCGATTGCCATTGCAATCAATATCATTCTCCCGATGCTGCTCAAACCGTTCGCGACCCCGACGGAGATTAAGCCGCCGAACGGCGCGGCCAACCTCCCATTCAAGTCGCAGCTCATGCACATGTTCACCCACCACGCACAGGTGCCAGTAAGCAGCAGCGCCATCGTCGCAGTCATCGTCGCCCTCTCTCTCACCATCTGCAAGACGATGTGTAAGAACCAGCGTCTTTAGAATGAATTGTTTGGATCAAACATTAATGAGTTTGGATTGTTTGCCGAGGATTGGTTTATTTGACAATATGAAGATTAGTCAAATTTAGTCGTAAGTTTTTAACAGATTCCGGGTATCATTGGGAGGGGGGGTAACGTTTGACGAAGAAGGATGCTATGTCAGTGAAAAAAAATTAAATGTATAATATATAGTTATGCCCGATAAATACAAGAATGCAGCACCCCAACTTTACTCAAAACTTACAAGTGTTGAACTAGACGATGACTTATTAACAGTTACTGATGAAATTGTAGAGTATCTAAATGGGTTTGACAACATCAGAACCCTGAAACATATTCTAGATTATCCTGATTATGCAGAGGTTTATATTGGTAATGAAGACCGAGCCAAAATTTCAAAAGAAGACTTTATGAACCTTGCGGGATATAGTTACGATGAATACATTAAAAGAACAACTCAAGAACCAAAAACAAAAAATCCCGAATTCACGGCTGGCTATACTCGCAAACGTAAAAAAAGACGAATTATGAAAAAAGCAAAAAAAAGGAGGCGGGTAAAAACACATAGAAGAAGGTGATTACATTGAACATCAAAAATTATGATGAGGATATGAAGAATTATACAGTTATTGATTAAACGAACCCAAATGACGTGATGTTGCTCGATAAAAATCCTACTTTTGGTGTTTTTATCTTACATTTTTGAAGATGATAGAATTGAAACCTTTTTAGCAATAAAAATCGGTTCCGAATGTTATTTTAATCATATATTGTTGAAACACTATATGATTAAACACAATCATATATTATTATATAAATATAAAATAGTTTCAATTTAATTAGGTTCGCATATACACCATAGTGATACTCACTCCATCAATGTTACGAATAGTAATCGTGAATGCTCACGTAAAAACAACACATACAAGGCATTTAAACCAGTATAGATTGAGACCCAAAAAAGTTAGCGCGAACATCAGAAACGTATACTGGTGTTCGGTTCCCAGTGCGTATGCTAGATAGCCACCATTCATAATTCTAAAAATGAGAAATAATATTACAGTAAGCACGCTATTTACTTTGTAAACTAAAGAGGCTGTCTGTTTTGTCCTATACAAATACCAGCTCATGTCTAATATGGGAACTGTTATCTCAAATAAATATAGTCGGGAGCATAGAATTCCATATTCGTGTATAATTGTCAGCGGACCAAATATCATGATTAGATGGTGTACGCATATGACACGATATCCCTTCTTGAAATGTTTATAATTTAGAGTTAGGACGGTCATATCAACTAGTCCGTATGCGCTCGAAATAGGAAGACACATAGTCCATTCGCGATATTCAATATTATTTGTTAGGTAATTACACGTGTAATATGTTATAAACAATGCGTGAATAGAACCAATAATCCTTGTCTTAGCCTCGGTATGTTTCTCTATAGACAATCTATGTAACAGGGAGTATTTGGTTACGACCTTTCCGACACTTTCATAAATTAACCACCAAACCCAATAGTATAATAATGTTTCGTATAAATAAACACTCGGGATTACACGTCCACCGTGGGTTAGCCACGTGCTACCATCCATTTACTTTAATTATTATAATTTGTTTAACTCATTATGAAAATATGATTATTACACAATGGAGTAATAGTTGAGGAGGCTGGCAAAGCTTAGCCACAGCCCGAGCGGCACGAGAAGGAGCGTCGCTTTCTGCGGATACGCAGGCAAAATCATTGCCATCGTGGTGATCAGTGCGGTTAAAATGTTTATGAACGCGTATGCCTTATTGAAGCTGAATAATATGCTCCAGGTCGATAGCACTAATGTGAGAAACGCGTAATAACGTGTTAATTTGGGGCGTAAGAACCACGAGTATCCTAGCAACGAGAGCAGAATAGGCCACACCACACCGAACACCCACCCGGGCGGTCGAAACCAGACCTTTTCCCCCGATTTGTCGTCAATTGGATAATACATTCCCGATAGATAAACAGATATCATAGGAATAAATAGATACGCTTTACGCAAATAACTCATATACAATAATCAAATATTTTAAACTATTTTAGATTATTATATATATATAATGGCGTCTATGGATTATGAGTATGAAAATCACGATGAGAATGATACGATGGAGTATCCGTATGATGATGATGATTATGGACAACCAATAATATATATTTGTGCACACGGAAATTTTTAGACGTGCATCCGGACTTTGTTGAATTAAGCGCTCCACAAAACACCGATTATATGCATACCTCTGTATTTTGGCTTACTGATTTTGGAACTACATTGCGCGCCCATAATTGGGATTCTGGATGCAAGAGAATGTTGGATGATTCAATGGGATTCGTATTTGAGAACCAACTAATATCAGTAAATGATATAGATAGACCTCATGTACGCACCGCATGGAATGGACATATTAATAATAAAGAATACGCACGAAAATTAGGATTGAATACACAATGTGAACCCACTATTCCTTGGGAATTACAGGATAATAATATTACTGGGGTTCAACGATATCAGATGACTGGTCGTGAACTCTATCAACGTAAGCTTTATGACGATGACAAATATAACGACGAAGGTCAGCCGTGGGGTATATGGATATATAATAGAACAAAAGTGAAATGGGAACCAGTTGAAGGATTCCAGCAAGATATAGATGATGCGTACAATAACATCGGTGGTAGGTTTGAATTTACGTTGGACGAAGTGTTTTCGCACGTACAAGAAAATTATAATGGTTTAGTCCCAATAGTCTTTAGTTTTAGTTGTAGGACATTAGATTTACCCGACGACCCGTATAGATATTTAATTTCCCAGGCATGTATGGACGCCTCCATCCAGAGACGTTTAGAAGATAATAGAATTCAATCTTTAGACGAATTATATGATGTATATATTGTTCTAACTACCGGGTTATTAGAACGTTTAATAGAATCAATGAGAAATTCGTATACTAAAGATGACTTTGATGTTGATTTGGCTGACTATAGAGGACACGGATATAATTGGCCTAGTCGCGAAAAAATAAATGAATATATTAAGTGGCACGCAGACAATAGTGCCGAGGACTACGATAATTATGGATATGGAACGCGGAAACCAATAACTGGAAAACAATCTCGCAGGTCCAAGCAAAGCAGGTCCAAGAAAAGCAG